ATCGTCACACAATTGACGGAGTTAGAAACATCTATCAACCAACAGGTCCTTATAAAAAACTTTGGTGGCACAAAGTTCATATGTTCGATTCTCGATTACCGGTACACGGTAGAATCTTATATTTTGATTTGGATATTATCATACACGCTAACATCAATAAGTTAGTAACCAATCTAGGTAACGGTTTTTACGGTATACAAGATTTCAATAGAAAATTTTACAACAATTGGAAGATTGTTAACAGTTCTGTAATGTCTTGGAGACACGGTTCTCAAACAGAAATATATGAAAAATTTATGGTCAACCCATCTGAGGCTCAAAGATTACAAGGTGACCAAGATTGGATCTATAAAGTAAGTTTTAATAAAATCAAATATTGGCCCACAGATTGGATATTAAGTTACAAGTGGGAAATACGAAAAAGAGAAGAGCTGATCTATGAAAAGGGTAAACGATTTTTCAAAGACACCCAGGATAATCTCAATATAAGTCCAGACTGCTGTGTAGCAGTATTCCACGGTGACCCAAAACCTCAAGACGTTAGAGACAAGTTTGTTGTTGACAACTGGTGCTGATGGTGTTATACTTGTATTATGAAAATTAAATTTGATAAAAACACAATGCCCGACGAGCTTTATAATGCACTTCTGCAGCACTTTGTAAATGAAGCCGTTGGACTAGGAGTTGAAGTAAACAAATTTACCGAATTTAATAATTGGGTAGTTGAGTGCGAAGTAGATGCTAAGAAAGCGGTACATTAAATGATCAAGCGTATTGGCTTTGCCTGCAAATGGATCGACCGTTCCGATCAAGTAGACGGCATTAAACCCAAAGATGATTGTAAAAAATACAATACCGGTAGTACCACCGTAGCCTGGTTAAATAGACAGACTAAGGACGTGGCTACTGAAAAACTCTGGTCCCTTATGGAACAGAACATTGAATCGTGCCGCTTGCTTGTGGAACGAGTAGGAGAACTAGATGAAAATCTTAGAATGGTACGACTCAGCAGCGATATCCTTCCTGTGTACACTGAGCCAACTTGGAGTTGGTTTTGGCGGACTTCCGATGTCCGAGCCTATTGTGAAACAGCATTTCGAGCCGTGGGGGATTTGGCTCGCAAGAGGGGTGTTCGCCTTAGTTTTCATCCTGGGCAGTTTACTGTCCTTGCTAGCGATAATCCAGATATTGTAAATAGAAGTATAGAGGAGTTTGAATATCATGTGGACATGGCTCGCTGGATGGGATTTGGCCGAACGTTTCAAGACTTTAAAATCAACGTTCATATCGCAGGTAGACAAGGCCCAATGGGAATCGTTGCTGCGTTGGCTCGCATGACTCCAGAGGCTCGCAATACACTAACTATTGAGAACGACGAAATTAGTTGGGGTATTGATTCTAGCCTAGAACTAGTCGATCATTGTGCTCTAGTATTAGACATACACCATCATTGGATACACACAGGAGAATATATAAATGCGAATGACGACCGTGTTAAAAGGATTATTGATAGCTGGCGTGGTGTGCGTCCTGTCATACATTATAGTGTTTCACGGGAAGAGCATCTTAATGACCATCCCAGACACATCAGTCCCGATCTTCGGACGCTACTAGACAGCGGACATAAAAAAGCAAAACTCAGAGCGCATTCAAACTTCTACTGGAATACAGCAGCGAATCAATGGGCACTGAGTTTTAGGGATGACTTCGATATAATGTGCGAAAGCAAAGCTAAGAATCTAGCTTCATTTGCACTTTACGAAGAGGCTCAAAAGATTATTGAGCCTTTGGCTTGCGACCGCGAGTCGTTGCTTTCGTAACAGTTTCTTTGGCCTTGGCTGTTGTCTTTTTGGCAACTGTCTTGACCTTTTCTTTTACCACTGCTACATCTGCAGAATCAACTTTTCCGTCCTTGTTAACATCGGCGGTGGCTTTTACGCCCTCAACGACATTTTGAACAGCAGCCTTGGCATCAGCAGCGTCAACTTTGCCATCATTGTTTACATCGAGTCCTTTTGAAGAACGATTGTAATAAACAAAAGCACCAATTACCACTGCGGCGATTGCTAGAAGTACGATTTCCATAGGTTTTTCTCCTTGTGGTTTATTTAGCACGGTAAATATGCATATGCTACATTTTATTAAAAGTATAACAGAAAACAAAGACAAGAGCGAAATCCGTCAAGATAAACTCAAGTTTGATAAAAACGAGTTAGAGCCTGTGATGAGCGAAGATACCGTCAAATATCATTACGACGGATTAGCTGCCAAATACTCTGAACGTTACAACAAAGGTGAAGGCGACCCGGATTTTAACTACGGTGGTGCTATGTTACATAATATTTTCTTTGCTAATCTTACCCCACCTAGGGCTGCTAATAAACCAGAGGGAATCAGTAAGACCCTGATCGAAGATAATTATGGAAATTTTGAAAAGTTTAAAGAGGCTTTTGAAAAAGAGTTCATGGCCGCTCAAGGATCCAATTGGATCTATATGGATACCTCCGGCAAACTGCACACAATACATAATCACGAATATAAAAAGAATATGAAAATTGCTCTGTTGATAGATGCTTGGGAACACGCTTGGGCACTGGACTACCAACAGGATAAGGCAAAGTACTTAAATAATATATGGAGAATCATCAACTGGGAAGTTGTTGATATCCGTTTACAAGGAGCGTAAAATGTTAGATACACTATTATGGGTAGCAGTTGGGGCATTTATCGGATGGAATTTTCCGCAGCCGTTTTGGGCTAAGATTGTACAGGAAAAAATCCAGGCCATGATTGCTAAGAAACAATAAGGAGATAGTATGGCATATTCTGACAGAGTTATTGACCACTATGAGAACCCTCGTAACGTGGGTAGCTTTGATAAGAATGATCCGGAGGTGGGCACCGGTATGGTTGGTGCTCCTGCCTGCGGAGATGTTATGAAACTACAGATTAAGGTCGATGATGATACAGGTATTATTACAGATGCAAAATTTAAAACGTATGGCTGCGGATCGGCTATCGCAAGCTCGAGCCTCGTTACAGAATGGCTCAAAGGAAAAACCCTCGACGAGGCAGGAACAATTAAAAACTCCGCTATCGCCGAAGAGCTAGCCTTACCGCCAGTTAAAATACACTGTAGTATTCTAGCCGAAGATGCGATCAAAGCCGCAGTAGCTGATTATAAAGCCAAACATGATATCACTAACACCGTTAGCAGCTAACAAAGTAAAACATCATCTAGAATATAGAGGCAAAGGACACGGAATTAAAATCGGTGTAAAAACCACAGGCTGTAGCGGACTTGCATATACTATAGAATACGTTGACAATCCTATGCAGGAAGATCTTAGCTTTGTCAGCGAAGGAGTACACATATTCGTAGATCCTAAAGCTATGCCTTATCTAAACGGTTTGACTATGGATTGGCTGAAAAAGGGCTTAAACGAAGGTTTTGATTTTATCAATCCTAACGAACGAGACCGCTGTGGCTGCGGCGAAAGTTTTAGAATTTAGACACTGGCCACTCTAAACTAGCTGGCATATCCCATATTTTCTTTCGCTCCACTCCTTTGCGTTGAGCGAATTTCTTTGCATCACAGTTTGAGCAGCAATGAAAATAATTGTTACTTAATCTTTTACTGTGTATTTTTTTAAGTTCTCTCTTAAAAATTTGATCACAGTTATCACATCTAAAGACCGCTAAGGTCTTTTTTCTTTTATACCGATGTTCTTTGCCTAACTTGCTGACTCGAACATATTCTGTAGATTCAATTTCTGTTTTTAGAAACATCAAGTATTTACATTAGGCTTACAGAATTTTGGGCTAAATACTTAGAAATTCATATTCTTAGGAATTATTATGGCAAGAAAATCGATAGATATTGGAACACTTGGCAACGACGGTACCGGTGATAGTATACGTGATGCTTTCCGAAAAGTAAATGATAATTTTAGAGAACTCTACGGTTCATTAGGATTAGGTGAAAGATTATCATTTACAGGATTAGATCAAACTCCAAGTTCGTTTCAAGGCCAGGACAATAAAGTACTGGCTGTAAGCGAAGAGCAAGGCGGACAGGTAGTTTTTAAATCTATAGTCGAAGGTAGCGGTATTAATATTAATAGTACACCGTCTTCTATAACTATATCTTCACTGTTTTCTTCCATATCTGGAGATAAAAATCCTCAGTTAGGTGGAAATCTTTCAGCACAATCAGGTAATAATCAATACCGTATTCAAGACCTTGCAACTCCTGTGACCAGCGACGAGGCCGCTAATAAAGGGTACGCTGACACGAAAGTAGCTTTAGCAGGAGTAGAAGCGATAGATCCGGATGGTGGTCAAACTACTTCAGCATTTGGTAGAATGACTGGTCCTTTGATTTTATCTAGAGATCCCGAACCAGATGACGACGAAACATACAATGGTTTAATTGCTGCTACTAAAAGATACGTAGACGCTTCTGCTTTTGGAAGTGTAGCCAATTTATATGTAGCAACTTCTGGTGAGGATTCTAGAGTTGGTGTATCAAATGCGTTACAGGGTAGAGCATTAGCGTATGCATACAAAACGTTAGAAGCTGCGTTAAAACGTGCTGAAGAAATCATCAATGAAAGTCCTTTAGAAATAGGACCTTACAGAAAAGTTTTAACATATAACGACGGTGCTAATTTCTGTTATCTTACAGATATTAGTACTTCTCCTTTGTCGGGAACTGGATTCTCGGGAACTACATTTGTTAGCGTAGACGAAATCAGTATCAATTTTGGCGGTGCAAATTATGCCATCGGAGATATTCTTACAGTTTCTGGAGGTACAGGTCTTCAAGCACGATATGAAGTTTTAGATGTAGATGCATTCGAAGGCAGTGGAGGAAGAGGTCCTATACTGTCTATAAAACAGCTTAGTGCAGGAAAATATAGAGTAATTCCAGGCAGTGTTATAAGCGGTTCGGTTAGAGTAAACACTACAGCAACAAACGCCAATGGTGGTTCTACACCTGGTAGCGGTGCTACGTTTAATGTAACATTTAATGTTAACAGCGTTGAAATTGATGAAGGAGGCGCAGGTTCTAGCTATACTCTTGTATCGGTAAGATTTGTCGGCGGCGGCGGAACTAATGCTTTCGGAACCGCAACTGTAAATCAAATAGATGGCAGCATTGATACACTTACTATCACTAGTAGAGGTTCAGGGTTCACCGGAATCCCAACCTGCGTGGTAGACTTACCGAGATTTTTAATCTTTACTAATGGTCAGAGAACTGATTTTACTGGCGATGTTTTAACAGGTACACCCGAAGCTATACGCGGTAGAGATATTAGAGAAGGTCTATATCTATACGGGGAAACATCAGGAGCATTAGCACAAATATTAGCACACACAGGTGCATTAGATGGAACTTCTGAATTTGGCAATTTGTCTGAAGTTTTCGATGTTGATATTATCTACGGTTCTTTCCAAGAAGACGAAAGAATATCCTATGGCGATATCACTAGAAATACTCAAATATCAGTGTTTGTCGAAAGCGGAATCTACGAAGAGAACCTTCCTCTGAAAATTCCACAGAACGTTGCTGTGATTGGTGACGAATTTAGAAGAACTATAATAAGACCTAAACCAGGATTCACTACCAGTCCGTGGGCTCTTATTAACTTTAGAAGAGATAGAACTATAGATGAGCTTCCTACATCAGATAGATTATTCGGTTACCATTATTTAGAAAATTCAGATAGTCCAATTTATCCTTTACAAAACAATAAAGGATCATTTACCAGTGCTGCAGAACTTTTAACATTAAACAAACTTTTCTTGCAAACAGAAGTTGTAGCCTGGATTGATTATCAGATAGAAGAAAACCTAGCACCCTTCACTAGTTCATTCTCCTACAATAGTGAAATCTGTAAACGAGATGTGGGATTAATCATCGATTCAATGATATACGATTTGAAATACGGAGGTTATAATCGAACTGTTTCTGCTGCATTGAAGTACAGAGACCCATATAATGAAAGTGCAGCTCTAGCTATAAGTAGTCAGCTAGATGAAACACTGGCTGCTATTGAAAGATTAGAGTACTTAGTTCAAAGAATAATACAAAATATAGAATTAGACGAATCTCAACTTTACAGCACAGCTACACAAATTGCCGATGCAGCATACCAGGCAGAAAGAGGCGCAGGTGCTTTGCCTAGAAATATCAGTGCTGCATCTCAAGCCAATCCCGTGAGATTAACCTTTACCGCAGCACACGGTTATGCAGACAAAGAAAAAATAGAAATTTCTGGTATCGCCGGTGGAAGTATGACTAACTTAAATGGTAACACGTATTATGTGAAAACTGTTTCCGGACAGCCAACTAGGATAGATTTATATACAGATTTTGACCTTACTACCAGTGTCAACGGCACTGCTTTCTCTGCATATATCCCTGGTAGCGGAGGAACTGTTACACCTCAAGGTGGGGCTGTAGGCATATTAATAGATGTTCTTCTAGATATAATTGAAAATTCTCCTAGTAATTTACCGAAAAATAATGACGAACTCTATGCAAGGCCATGGTGGTTTTGCGTTGGTACTTGACCCGGAAGGACAAATTCTTGCTAAGTCACCGTACGCACAAGAAGGTGCTGTATTCAGTAGAAGCACAGGATACAAAAAATTTACCGGAGGTATGTTTGTAGATGGATTTACAGGCAATTTACAATTCCGTATTGCCGACGCTATAACTTCTACAAGATTATCTGTTACTGGACTATTGCGTCCTCCTCAGCTACCTTGTTCTTTTATTGTTAATGACGACGTTTATAGAATTAACTATATCAGACAATATATTTTTAATCCTTCAGGGTCTACTGCTCAGTTTGAGTTAGACGAAACTACACCATTTAATTTGTCCTATGGTGCATTAACTTTTACATTCACTAATCCGGGAGACATAGCCACGGTAAACAAAACCGCCCACGGATTACAAAATAATACAACTATAAGATTCGCAGCTGGTTCAGGCGGATCGTTACCTAGCGGTATTACAGCAGGTACGGATTACTATGTATTACAAGGCGGCAAAACAGCCAATACATTTAGATTTTCAGATGAACCCAATGGTGATCCTGTAGAAATTACAGGAACAGGATCAGGAACATTGACCTATGAGAGAATTTATGAAGTGTTGATGCCAGGTAATCGATCAATGCTCAGCAATGACTTTACGCAGGTTAACGATCTAGGCTACGGTTTAATAGCTACCAACGGAGGTCTAACTGAAGCAGTATCGATGTTTACATATTACTGCCATATATCTTATTATTCGATAAATGGTGGACAGATTAGATCTATCGGAGGCTCAAGCTCTCACGGTAACTTTGCCTTAGTGGCAGAAGGGGCCGATCCATTAGAAGTTCCAACACCAGTTACACTTTATCATAAACTATCACAGAAATTTACAATAGTTGCAAGTCCGAGTCAATATGCTAATCGAAAAAGCAGCACAGCAGTTTATGGATATTATGATGATTACAATCCGTTAAATGGTTCTGAACTTGAAATAAATCACAACGGATCTATAGTAAAATATTCTATATCTACTGTGCAGGTATTAAACAAGGCTACCAAATTTACTAAATTGAATGTATCTAGCAGTGGTGGCTTGCAATTTGGAATACCTAATGGAACTGTTTGTACTATAAGACAGAACAGTTACGTAGTTCTCACTGGGGATGTTGTTGATGTTGCTACAAGACCAAGTACAGCTCTTAAATTAGCTGATTCGACTGATATCTATCGTGTTCTAGATTTTTCAGACTACGATTCAGATTATGATGGTGATACCTTTACCATCACAGGAATAACCATAGCCAATCCCGGTGTTATAACAACAGATATTCCTCATAGACAACAGATAGGATATCAGGTAAAGATTATCAAGGCCAGCTCAGGATCCACAGTTCCAGAATCTATAGATGCAGATGTTGATCCTGATTTTGCAACAACTTATTATGTAACATCGATTCCTAGCGATTATACATTTACTATATCAGAAACAGATGGCGGAACGCCTATTAACACAGCTGGAGATTCAGCAACCTTAACCGGAACTGTTTATATGGTTCCGTTCGGGCTGGCTTTAACTCAACTTCGAGAAAACTATAACTACGTAGATGTAAACGTTTATAGTTCTCAACCTTACGCTGCTCCTGGTAGTCTCGTAACCTATACTGTTACTCCAGGAACTCCCGGAGTGTTTAACAAAGTGTCTCATGGATTGTCTGCAGGGACTATGTTAAAGTTCAGTACCAGCGGTACTGGTGCTGCTTTACCTTCGGGTATTTCAGGAACCGAAGTTTATTTTTGGGTAGTGTCTCAGGATCTAGCCGCAGATTCCTTCAAAGTTTCTAATGAACCTCCGATTGACAGTACACTGATCGGAATTGGCGGCACATTAACGGGCACTACTATAACAGGACTTACTTCTACTGAAAATATAGCTGCCGGAGATAGATTAGTTTCTAGACCAAATATTACTAGTGTAACTGGTACCAGTACTGCTACATTAGCTACACTAACCTTTGTAAAACAACCTAGACCTCCTTATCTACCTGGACAGTCAATAGATGTCAGCGGATTCGGCGGTGGAGCTTCTAGTCTAAATGGAACAAAGACTGTCATAAGTTGTACTACAACCACAGTCACTTATTCCAACGCTACTATTGTTGCTTCGGGTAGCGGCGGAACGATAACTGTAGATGTCACTGGAAGCTTAGGCACTGATCCTTTTGTTTTAACTGTTGTAAGTGAAACTTCGATTACAATTTCTTCTACAGGACCTTCTAATGGTACTGTGGTATTCAATATAGAGAAACCTGAGTTGAATGTTTCTACAGCAGGTACCGGAACCCAAGTGTATGGTACGATTATCGGAGGACAGAATTCAACTACCTTAGCTATATCAGATCTTTCTGGACTGGATGTGCAGCGAGTCAATAATGGAATCGCTTCAGGCGATCAATATGAATTTGTCTATGAAGGTACCACTTACCAGATCACTAACTATCAGAGTAAAACTTCCTTAGGAACCTTATATGCATTATTAACTGTATCTCCGGCATTTGATATAAGTCCTATTTCGTTCGATTCACAGATTACTTTGAAAGCAGGACTTCCTGTGTATTCAAGTTTCGCTGTAGGTACATTAACTATTAGAATTTCTTTAACTCGTGTTACTTCACACGATTTATTAGATATCGGTACTGGTTCGTATGCAGATACTAATTATCCGAATGAAATCTACGGTCAGTCCGTAAATAGCATCGACGGTGTAGCATTATCTGCAACATCAGTTGACGAAACCGGAGTTACTGTAACTAGAGCGCAGACACAAGAAAGAGGTTCAGGTCGAGTATTCTTCGTTACTACAGATCAGTTTGGTAATTTCTCAGTCGGACCATATTTCCGCGTTGACCAAGGAACTGGATCTGTTACTTTTGCAGCATCATTGGCTCTGAGTAATCTTGATGGTCTTGGATTTAAACGAGGAACAACTATTGCTGAATTCTCAACTGACGACGGCATGAGCGATCCTCAACAGGATACTGTTCCTACCGAATCAGCTGTAGTAGGATACATAGAAAGAAGATTGGGTACTAGAGCAGCGACCGGCGCTGCTGTGGCTGCAGAATCTAGAATTCCAGCTAATACCGGAGGCTTCTTAGCCTTGAGTGGTATATTAGAATGGGAAGGCCCGGAAAATTTCAAGATCAATAATTACAAGATTGTTGATCTGGCAGACCCGACAAATCCTCAAGATGCGGTAAACTTAAGAAGTCTATCGATATCAAATTTCAATGACTTCGATCTCGATAACATCAGAGGCGGCGACCTTGCTATCTTTACAGGTGCGGATAATGTAATAACTAATGCCGAAGTGGGTTCAGGAGGAGACGTGGCTCTTTCTTTAGATAGCACTGCACATTCAGTTACTTTAAACATACAAAATGATAAAATTATTAATTCACAGATTAATTCTGCAGCAGCAATTGATCAATCTAAGTTAGCATTAAACAATTCTTATGCTACATCTGTGTCTAGTATAACTTCAGTGTCGGCTACCGGTTCAGGATCCGTAGTTACATTGTCTTTTGCTTCAACAACATCTGCTGTGTTTACAGCAGGTCAAAAGATAATAGTTTCAGGATTCACTGCAGGTACTCCAAGCTACAACGGAATTTACACAGTATTAAGCTGCACTGCTACTCAGATTACATATTCAGGAACTAAAACTGGATCCGAATCTAGTGGTTCTGTAACTGCTCTTAAAGGTATATCAGGATTCGACTCCAGTCAATTTGATGTGACTAACGGTTGGGCCTCATTAAAGACCAACGGCATACCTACAGGAAAACTGCAACAGATTACCACGAAGACTGCATTAGCTAATAACTCAGCAGGCACGGATAATGTTGCCGCAGTAGCATTTACAACTATAGTGGAAGAAGGCGGTGCTATTCTCAAGAGTCAATACAGCAGTTTAGGATTCTTAAGAAAAACCGGAGCTGGTGCCAGCGACTATGGAATGATCGCAGGTACTGATCTTGCAACAGGTACTACTGTAGCTGTGAGAAACGCAGGGGGAAATATCGCATTCGCAGATGTTACTGCAAACAGATTGCTATTAAACAACGATGCTGCGACTCCTGTTGCTCAAACAATTCTAGATCTAACTGCTGCCGGCACAGGAGGATTCACACAGATATATGGATACAACGGTTCTGGTTCGTCAGTAGGTGCTATATTCGTAGGCGATGGTAGTGCTTCTGTAGACAAAAAGACTCTGTATTACAATGAATCACATATTTTCTATACTCAAAACGGTTTATCGAATGCTCCTATAACTTGCGGAAACATTACTTCTACAGGTACAGTAAGTGTTTATTCGTTATCTGCAGGTAATACGGGATCAACTGCTACAGTTTCGGGAACATGGACTTTGAACGCTGGTGCGAGATTCCAAGCAACATATTCCGCTGACTTAGCAGAATATTACGAAGGTGATCGAGAATATGAAGTAGGAACAGTACTGGTGTTTGGCGGTGACAAAGAAGTTACAGTATCTACCAAAGAAAGAGATCATAGAGTAGCGGGTATCATCAGCGACAATGCAGGGTACGTGATGAACGGTGCTTGTCCTGGATACAAAAATTTAATTGCGTTACAAGGTCGAGTTCCTTGCAAAGTAGTGGGCAAAGTCAACAAAGGAGATTTAATGGTAACTAGCAATATTCCAGGGGTGGCTGTTTCTGTCAAAGGCTCTGCATCATCAGGAACAATTTTAGGTAAGGCACTAGCAGATTATGACAGTGATCATATTGGAACTATTGAACTTGCTGTAGGGAGAGCATAATGGCACAACAAAATATAACTCCTGGTTCGGCTCCTATACTGTGG